CCTTACAGATATTCACGGGAATACTAAAATGGGAGTTATGGCTTACATAGCTAAAAAAGAAAAAATATCTTTACATACAGTAATAGCAGTAATAAAAAACGAAAATGGCTATTATAAATACCCTAAGAAATAATTAAAAATCATGAGAACAGAACTAATAGAGAAGTTGAAACAAGACTTTAAAGATGGTTTATATTTAATAGAGCCACACATTATCGGGCATAAAACAGCTAAAAATCTAATTGTAAATTCATTCAACGAAGCCATCCAAGCCTCCGAGTGGGTAAAGGTGGAGTTAGAAAAACTAAAAACTGATTTGGAAAAACTTAAAGCTAAACGTACTTACGAAGTTGACGTTGATTCAATGATTTGCATATTAAGAGATATTTTAACCCCACCTAACAGATAAGACTATGAAAACATTAGTCAAAATAATTAAATTACCATTTCAAATAACATACGGTATTATTGCAATACTAGGATTGCTTTGTGTTTTAATCGTTGCTGCACCTTTTATACTGCTGTTTTGGTTAATGGATATTGAAAACTAATAATTACACTTTAATAGATAGAAGATGAAAGAAGAAATAAAAAACGAGCTTGTTAAGAGGGGGTTTAAATTTAGCGGAGATAGGGTTTATTATAAAAACATAGGCAATTATTTATTTGAATATGATATACAAGTAGGCAGTTTAGATGTTTTTCTAATAAAAAAAGACCCTTATTTTGAGCATCCGTTATTAACGATTAATTACCCCACCCTCGAACGCATCGAAGCATTGATATTTGGATTAACTGGAACTAAAATATAAAAGAATTATGAACGAACAAACACCGAAAGAAGAAGAAACTTATTCAATCGAAATTAGTATGTCAAATTTGAGCAAAGAGCAATACGATAATATTATGGAACAATTAAAAGCCATTAATAAAAATGCTACTAAACTAGAAAAGCACAACATAACAATCAATTCAATTACACCTAAAAATATCAATTAATATGAAACCACTACCAAAAGAGTTCCAGTTTAAATGCGATGAGCATAGTTTAGAACAATGTAAGAAGTTAGGCATAGAATTAGATGATTGGGATATAGCTAATATGAAGTATAGTAGCGAAAATTATTTTTTAATTAAAAAAAGCGGTATAGACTATAATTATAAACCTTATAATCAAGATTTGTACCCTCTTATATCGCTTGCAGACTACATAGAAAGCGAACCCGACCACTCCAACCTAATAGTAGAGTTAACTGGTAAATATGTGATTGGTGGTTATGATGTACCTCACGCAATTAAACTAGCTGAAGAAACAGTTAAACAGTTAAAAGAAAGGGGATATTTGAAATGAATTTACGCATAATTTTTAAAGAAAAGCCAAAGTGTGATTATTGTGGGTTGCCAATGAAAGAGTGGAATCCTTATGCAGACTCACACACGCATAGTGAATGTATAGTAGAAAGATTTGGTAAGCTAATTGAAGATATGCTTAAAAAACAAATAGAAGAAAAGCTATCTTACGAAATAAAAAAACTTGATTTAATAAATAGGCGTAGAATAGAAAATGGATTTCAACCCGTTGATACAACTAACGAAATTATATTATTAACAAAATTAAACAACAACCTATGAACGAACAAACACCGAAAGAGAAAAAATATTTGTAATGAAAATAATAGATAACATTATTATATTTTGCGGAGGTGCTTCGTTGGCATCTTTGTTTATAACTAACACAAACCACTATGTATTATACTTAGCAATTGCGTGTATATGTTTAATTATAAAAGGATTAAGGAGGATTAACCTATGAAAGACCTAGAAAAAATAGCCGATGAATTGGTGACTTCATTGACAAAAGGAGCATCAAAAGATTGCCCAAATTTTAGAAATATTACAACAAAAAAATTTTACTGCCAAAGTAAAATAGAGGGTAGATTTACTTGCAACAATCAATGTGAACATTGTGAAGAATACTATAAACCATTAGAAATTTAACTTATGAAAGACCTAAAAAAGATATTGGAACAAAAATCCTAAAATTTAAAATAAAAAAAATAATATGATACAAAATATAATCTTTACACACGCTGCAATTATGATATGTTGTACAATTAAGCAAAATTTAGTAATTTTACCTAAATATTAATAAAAACAATGAAAACCGAAATAGTTAATATAAAGCTAGTAAAGTCAAATCCTAATAATCCAAGAATTATAAAAGATGATAAGTTTAATAAATTAGTAGCATCAATAAAGGAATTTCCAAAAATGCTAGAAATTAGACCTATTGTAGTAAACGATGACATGATAGTTTTAGGTGGCAATATGAGGTTAAAGGCTTGCATTGCTGCTGAGTTAAAAAAAGTGCCAATTATTAAAGCTAGTGATTTAACAGAAGACGAACAAAAGCAGTTTATAATTAAAGATAATGTAAGCGGTGGCGAATGGGATTGGAATATGTTAGCTAATGAATGGGATGCTGAAGAACTTGATGCTTGGGGATTAGATGTGCCAGTATTTATGGAAGAACCGGGTTTTGATGATTTAATAGGAGAAGATAAAAACAAACCACCAGTTATGAAAATAACATTTACAAGTCCTCAACAATTACAAAAAGCAGAAATAGAAATACAAGAATTATTAGATAGGAACTATTCAGGTTCTTATTTTAGTGTTTCAGCAGGAGAAATATGAGGTTAGAAAAAGCATCAACTAAAGCTATAAAATATGCTTGTTTAAATTTTCATTATGCTAAATCAGTACCCGTAAATACATTTGGTTATTCTGTTTTTAATAATAAAAATGAATGGTGTGGTGTTGTTTTGTATGGTACCGGTGCAAACAATAATTTAGCAACTCAATACAATCTAAATCAAGGCAATGTTTTAGAACTTGTTAGAATGGCTTTAAATGGGAAACAAGAAAGCACAAGTAAAGCACTAGCTATAAGTTTAAAATTAATAAAAAATGCAATTCCTTTATGTAAACTAATTATTAGTTATGCAGATAAAGACCAAAATCATAATGGTATAATATATCAAGCAACTAATTGGTATTATGTAGGCACATCAATGATAAATAAAAAAGATGCTTCATATATAATAGATGGTAAAAGAATACACGGTAAAACAATATCAGATAAATGTAAAAGATATGGTTTAATTAAAAATGTAGAAAATGCTAAAAAAGTATATAAAGCTAAAGAAATAATTGAATATGTTACAAAAGGTAAAATTAAATATATTTATCCACTTGATAAAAGTTTAATACCTTTGTGTAAATCATTAAGTAAAGAATATCCAAAGACAAGCGATAAAAGTGTAATGGTTGCACAGTTGGCTTCCAGCTAACAGGAGGGGTTCGATTCCACCTTATCGCTCAAATAAAAGATTATGGCATATAAAACAGAAGAGTTAGAAAAGAAGTCTTTAGAGGCTATTGAAAAGCACAAATTGTTTTTTATTGAAGACGTAGTGGCTTTTTTACCTTGCGATAAGACTACATTTTACAACCATAAATTGCACGAATACCACACAATAAAAGAAGCATTGGAAAAAAACAGAGTTGAGATAAAAACCTCAATGCGTTCTAAATGGTATAAAAGTGAAAACCCTACATTGCAAATGGGTTTATATAAATTAATCGGCACGCCTGAAGAAGCTGAAAGACTAGGAACTACTTTAAAACATACTGGGGGTATGGATTTGGGTATTACTTTTAATGAAGTAAAAACTTATGATTCTGACAAAGAAACAGACTAAGGCATTAGATTTATTAGAAGATAATACGACTAAACAAATAATTTTTGGAGGCGGTGCAGGTTCTGCTAAATCTTTTTTAGGTTGTTATTGGATATTGAAGTCAGCATTAAAATATCCTAAAACACGTTGGCTAATAGGTCGCTCAGTACTTAAAACTTTAAAAGATACTACTCTAAACTCATTCTTTGATGTATGTACGCATCAAAATATAAAAGCCTCTCAGCATTTTACTTACAACGCACAAAGCAACATAATAACCTTTTTCAATGGTTCTGTTATACTTTTAAAAGATTTAGAGCAATATCCAAGTGACCCTAACTTTGACGAATTAGGTTCATTAGAAATAACTGGTGCGTTTATAGACGAGTGCAATCAAATAACAGAAAAGGCATGGAATATCGTAAGGTCGAGAATAAGGTATAAACTAGATGAGTATAACTTGATACCTAAAATGTTAGGTACATGCAACCCTGATAAAGGCTTTATATATCAAAATTTCTACAAACCAAGCAAAGATGGAACACTTGAAAGCGATAAGGCGTTTATCCAAGCACTTGTTACTGATAACCCATTTATTTCTCAATACTACATAGAAAATCTTAAAAGTTTAGATAAGATTAGCAAAGAGCGTTTGCTATATGGTAACTGGGAATACAATAACAACGACTTAGCTTTAATACATTACGATAAAATTGTAGATTTATTTAAGAATGATTTTGTTAAAGGTGGGAATAAATATATTACAGCCGATATTGCACGATATGGAGCAGACAGAACAGTCATAGGAATATGGAATGGTTTTAGATGTGAGCAAATAATAATCAAAGAAAAGCACAACATAGCACAAGTTTCTGATTTTATTAAGTCAACAGCATCAGTTAAAGGAATACCAATGAGTAACATAATAGTTGACGAAGACGGCGTGGGTGGTGGCGTTGTAGATACTTTAAAATGCAAAGGGTTTGTAAATAACTCAAAGGCTTTAAAAGGCAATTATATAAATTTAAAATCCGAATGTTATTACTTACTATCTGAAAAGATAAATAAAGGCGAAATGTATGTAAACGCAGATATTCAAATACAAAAGAGCTTAAGTGAAGAGTTGGAATATGTTTGGAGGCATAATGCTGACAAAGACGGCAAATTGGCTATAATGCCTAAAGATAAAGTAAAAGAAAAACTAGGCAGAAGTCCCGATATTTCAGATATGTTAATGTTTAGAATGTATTTTGAATTGAAGCATACCGACTTCTTTGTT